GATTGCTGCTCGATTTGATAATTATCATCTTGATTTTTGGGCTGCCTTTACTGTTCCTGAAGGCAAACGCAACGGATATAATAACATGATTGGCAATCTTGATGATTTAATACAACCTCGACAGGTATTACCATCAATGACTCTTAACTTGCCTCTTCCTTTCTTTTACAGTCGTGATAGTGGTGTAGCTCTTCCTACCGCTGCTCTTCCTTACAATGAGATGCGAATCAACTTTTATTTCCGCGATTGGACTCATCTTTTGATATTTGAAGAAGGACCTCTTACTGTTGCAGGTGCCGCCGCAATTGATAGACGCAAGCCTGTATCACCTGATTCCCTAAAAGATGGTACTCCTGTACTAGGAAATACTCAAGTGTGGGCTAATTATGCAATCGTATCTAATGATGAAAGAAAGCGTATGGCATGTGCTCCTCGTGATATTTTGATTGAGCAAGTACAGACTGCACCCCGTCAGTCTTTTACTCCTGCTACTAATTCACAGCAATCGTTTGATATTCGATTCTCTCACGCTATTAAAGTTCTGTTCTTTGCTGTACGCAACACTACTAGTATGGCTGAACACTCCAATTATCTTACCCATTCTCCATACACCGTCGTTGGTAAGACTGGTCCTACTGGTTTTGTAGATGGTTCAAACACGACTACTTGGACTCCATTAGGCGGTGCGGATCCAATCGTTCAGACTTCTTTGATTTACGAAAATACAAATCGTCTTGCTCAAATGGGTTCTGATTATTTTTCGTTGGTTAATCCTTGGTATCATGCACCTGTGATACCGACTGAGACTGGTTATCATTCGTATTCGTATTCTCTTGATTTTATTAGCCTAGATCCGATGGGATCTACCAATTATGGAAAGCTAACAAATGTTTCAATTGTACCAGAGGCTAGCAGTCAAGCCAAAGCAGCAGCTGAACTATCGGGAACTGCCAAACAAACATATGAATTTATTGTTACTGCTATCAATAACAACATTATTCGTGTTAGCGGAGGAGCTTTAGGTTTCCCCGTTCTCTAAAAAGCGCCACCTTTTCATTTTTTTATGTTATTTAACATATAAAAATAATATTATAATGTTGTAATTTATACTTTATACTTTAAAGAAAAAGAGAGAATTATTATAAGAAAGAATAATACAATTTATTTGCATTGACTCTGTCAAAAATAAGAGTTTGTATAATCAAATGATATACAAACTTACGTTAGTAAAACAAGACTTAGGATTTTTCTCTTAAAATGTCTAGTTTCAATTGGATATTTTGGAGTTTTAATTCGGAAATCTCTTTTTCCATATTTTGAAGTTTTAATTCTGAATTTTCTTTTTGCATATTTTGGAGTTTTAATTCTGAATTCTCTTTTTGCAAGGTTCTAATAGTCATTTTTAGGTCATTATCTTTTAAGAAATCTTCTATATTTTCAATAAAAATTGTTAGATTTTTAACTGGTTTATATATTTCTTTTTGATTGAAAAAATCAACTTTATAATGTTTCAAAAATTCGTGTATCATTTTCTCTATATTTTTACCAGATACTTTGAAAAGCCTAATCATTCTCCACTGAGGATATAATGACTCACTTGACATATGTTTTTTGTCTCTCTTAATAAGATTAGAATCAGTAAAACCAATCTTGACTAATCCATTTCCGATATAAGCACAATAAATAACTAACTCATTTGTATACTCACACATTTTAACTTCATTTTCTAGTTTTTCTGCTTCAATATCAATTTCTGTAAGAGTAGAGAAGCTCTTTACAGGTCTTTCTAGTTTGAAACTTCCTGTAGATAATAATTTATGAATCCATCCTGTTACATTAACTGCAAATTTAGGAGAAATCCATTGTGCAATATGAATCGCTACACGTGGGTGAACCCAAGTTGATTGATCGGAATCATTATATTGATTAATTTTTATCAAACTTACGTTTGTATTTTCGTGGCGGGATTTCCCGCCAGGGTCTGTTTTATCAGTTAAAATATCTATTTTTAGTTCTTGTGATAATTCTGTCAAAAACTCTTTTGTTTTTTCTAACCGAAACCAATCGTTATAATATTTTTTACCTGCTTTACAGAGTTGACTAGCATTGATATACCCATCAGACTGTCTTGATATAACTTCTACATTTCCAAGTGTAATTTTATCTTTTTCTTCATCAATTTTATCAAATTCTGTTAATAATTTAACAAGATCTTCTTTCTTAAGGTTATTATATTGAGTAAGTCCTTTATTTCTAGCAATAATTTTTAGAGTTAGCAAAGATATATTAGAATACTCTTCTTTTTCGTCTTTTGAGTAAGACTTTAAATCCTGTTGTCTCTTCTTAATGTTAGAGATTAGTTGTTCTTTATTTTGTTGGTAAATAGTGCACCCAACATCTTTAGAAATTTCTCTAAGTTGAAATATATTCAAAGCATTGTAATCAAGTTCTTGTTTGGTTTCTTGGTTAAATTCAATAGTTTTATTCCAAAAATTTTTGATACGACGTTCTACCATAGCCATAGATCTTTCTTGTAGTGTTTTAATTGCATTTGAATTAGCAGTTCCAAATGTTAATCCATATTTACGAACTTCTTGTCCAATCTTTTTTGGAGTTAGATTTTTCCAAGAGTTGTAAATATCTTCTTCAATTGGAGTATTAACCAACGTAACAAAGTCTTTCCATTCATCAAGTGGTTCTACCGTTCTAGGTACATAAGTATCTTTGTCTTGTTCGCTTGGATTATCGATAGCATATTTTAGTGTATATACCCAATCATCTACCATAGATGAAGAAGTAGTACTTCCACCTCCTCTTTTAGATTTTCCTTTAAAAAACTTAGAACAAGCTTGTTTTCCTAAACATTCTTGAGCTTCAATTAATAGATCATACGTTACACCTACATCATCGCATTTTCTTTTAAAATCTTGAGGATTTGTTAATAGATTTGGCATTTTTATTATATATTAATTAGCTTTTAAATAGAACTTTTTTATTAATAGTAAATGTACGAACGTATTAACAAACTTTTTGACAACACAATTCTAATGAGTATTATTATAAAAAAGAATATGGTAATAAGATTTACTAAAAAGCATACTTTTCTTTTTTACATAGATATAATCTTTAGCATACTGTTGTGAAAAATAAATAATAAAATTAGATAATTGTATTTTAAAATAAAAATTATCTTGCACTAATATAAAATAATGTCATCGATCTCTACTTCAAATGTAACATCGGGATTTATTGATCTTGCCACTTTTGACGAAATTGAAAAGTATCTCTACGGTGGGCACGATGCTACTGCTTATTTTGTTCGCGAAACAAGGAAAGCTACTTGGTTCACTCAAGTACCTGTTGTTCTCTCGCGAGCGGCCGGTTCACCGGCTTTTGGACAGGAATGGTCTGTCGCAATCTCACGTGCGGGTGATTATATGCTTCAAACGTGGCTTCGTATGAATACTCCTCGAGTTGAACTAAAAAAATCGGTTGCTGGTAATACTGAATATGTTAAAGGAGAAAGTATTCGTTGGACTCGAAACCTTATGCATAATATTATTCGTGAGTGCTCTATCACTTTTAATGATTTGATTGCTGCTCGATTTGATAATTATCATCTTGATTTT